CGTTGATGTTTTCGAGCGGCGGGTTCCAGCCGCGCAGCCTGCGCTTCGCCATGGCGCCTTCGAGGCGGGCGCGCACGGCAGCCGGGCCGCCGGTCGAGCGGCGGCGCAAGCGGTCGAAGAGGCCCATGGCGTCAGAGGCCCTTCGCCGTCGTCACGCGTACCTGCCGGACGATCCGGCGCCCCTCGGGCGCGGAGATCGGAGGGTGTCGCCATGGTGGGGTGCTCCCTTGGTCAGGACTGGACAGCGTCAGACGACGGCCCGTCGAGAACTATCACTGTTGTTGCCGCGGCTTGACCGAGCCAGCCCGACAGGTAGAGTTGCGCACATTTAGGCCATACAGTCGCTCGGGCACGTGACGCCTGACGTCCACGCTGCTAGGTCTCGCCTATGTCACTCGCCGTCGTCCGCCGCCTTCTGCCCGACTGGGGAACGACCTACGGCCCCCCAGACGACGGACCGCACCCGACCGTGCTGCTGCTGCACGGGTCGGAAGGCGCCCTTTCGGGCTGGATGCACCGCACGGCCGCCATTCTCGCCGCGTCGGGTTTCCTCGCGTACCCTCACAGCTACTCGAAGGGCGGCAACGCGTGGAACGCAGGTTCGATCGAGGACGTAGAACTAACCCGGACGGTGGACGCTCTCGGGGCGCTGCGAACCTTCGCTCCCTCCAACGCTCGGGTCGCGCTCTACGGCGTGTCGCGCGGTGCCGAGCACGCCCTTCTGATCGCCTCGCTGATGGCGCGCGACGGCATGGGCGGGCCGCCGGACGCGGTCGCCTGCCTCGGCGCGCCCGACGTCGTGTGCGGGGCGTTCGATGCTCGGACGTTCCGGGATAAAGGCGATCCGGGCTGGCAGGTATGGGACCCCGCTCGCCGGGCGTGGCTCTGGAACGGCTCAGCGGACGACTTGCTGCCGACCATGCCGATCCCGATCGAGTGTTACCCCGGACCGCTGTTCCTTGCGGCCGGCACGGCGGACCGCACGTGGTCACCGGACATGACACGCCGCCTCGAACAGCGGCGGCGCGATGCAAACTTGCCGGTAGAGGCGCACTACTACGAGGGGCAGGACCACCTGCCCGGCGGCGCCGCCGAGAACGCGCACCACGAGCGCCTGATTGCGTTCTTAGAGGCCGCTTTGGGCGACGTGGCGTGAGCTACGAGATGGCGACTCGGAGAGGCGAAGGCCCGTCTGGGTTGTGCCATACCGGGCGTTGCACGCGTACGCTCGCTGAAACGAACGTGCGCTCGCAGCGCCGCGAAGCACGCAAATCCGCGTTTCACTTGTCGGTGCTGGAAGAAACCACCGTCCGCTTTCGCGCGCTCCCGCCGGTGAGGCTCGTCCGCCGCCAATCACGACATGTAGCTCGACCGCACCGTCCGCCGCTGCATGGGCCGCGGGCGAGGCCGCACCGCTCCGGCCGCCATTATGTTCGCAGCGGGCGCCATCTCCGCCGCGGCGCCCGCCTCCGCTTTCGTCACTCCCAGCTGCGCCTCTAGATCGGCCCAGCGCGCCTCCGACCACCGGTCGGCGCCCGCGATCCACGCCGCCGCGCGGGCATAGACTCGTGTGTCCAGCGCCTCGTTCCGCTCGCGGAGCTTCTGCCATTCGAGCCGGGCGAAGCCGCGCTTCGTTCGTACCGTCACCAGCTGCTCGGCGGTCAGTTGCTTCAGCCATTCACCGTCCGCCCAGTCCGGCAGATGGATCGTGCCGGGCGGGCACAGCGCGCCCGTCGCCTGTTCCTCTCTCGTCGGCCGGTCCTGCCGCAGGAAGCGATAGGTCTCGGTCTTGAAGGTCGCGGTGGCCACGGTCCAGAGCCTGGCGCCGCGCCGGAGCCGTTTGCCCGCGACGGTCGCATCGACATAGGTCGGCCCGGTCACAGGACTCGTTCGCGTGAACCCCTCGACGCCCTTCACCGGCGCAACCTGCGCGAAGCCCACCTGCCGCGACCAGGCATAGACCGCGCTGGTCTCGTAGCCCGTGTCTATCGCGAGCCGCGCGAGCGTCATCCGCTGACCCGAGGCATGCGACCATGTCCGACCCAGCAGATCCGTCAGCTGTTGCCAGCAGGCCGGACGCCGGGCCCGCCCTCGAGTACGACGTGGTCGATGAGCCAGCTTTCCAGCCCACGGCCCCAGGCCCAGACATCGACCTCGATCCTGTCCTTCTGCACGTCGACACCCGCCGTCAGGAACAGCCCCCGCTCCGGGACCGTGCCCGGTGTCCATGGCTCGCGCCGGTCGGCCAGCCGCTGCCAGTCGGGCGCCTCGCCGGTTTCCATCCAGGTCTCGCCGAGGATGGTGTTCCGGAACGCCCGCATCGCCTCGTCGCTGCCCCGTGCCGCCTCATGCGCCCGCGCGATCCGCTGCCAGCTGAGCCAACCCACCGGCGAGTAGAGCGCCGAGAGGTGGTAGCCGACCGTGGTCGGATCGGTGGCCGTGGCGGTCGCGCGCCACTCGCCGCGCTCGAGCATGCTCGTCTTGTGGTGCTCGGCGATGGGCCGCTCGCAGCCCTCGCAGAGATACTCGGCCGTCTCCGGCCGCCCCTTCTGCCAGCGCAGCCGCTCGAACCTCAGCCACTGCATCGCCTCGCAATGCGGGCACGGCACGAAGTACCGCCGCTGGTCGCTCGATTCGAACTCCCGCTCGATCCGGCTCAGCCCCCGGATGGTGGGCGTCGAGACCAGCAGCACCTTGCGCCGATGCGCGAAGGTCAGCGAGCGCGCCTCGGCCAGCGTGACCGGGTCGCCTTCCTCGTCGGCCGAGGCCGGATAGGCGTCGACTTCGTCGAGTAAGATGTACCGCGCCGGGGTGGACCGCAGCCCGACCGCCGAGTTCGCCCCGGTCATGATCAGGATGCCGCCCGCGAACTCCTTCGACAGCATGGTGTTGCCGGCGTCGCGCGAGCGTGCGGGCTTCACCCGCTCCCGAAGGTCCGGGCTCTCGTCGATCAGCGGGTCGATCCGCTGGCGCGAGTTGCGCTTCGCCAGCTCCACCGTCGGCTGGACCGCCAGCATCGGCCCCGGCGCCTGGTGGATAACGAAGCCGATCCAGTTGTTGCCGGCTTCGGTCGCGCCGACCTGTGCGGCCTTCATGAACACGATCCGCTGCGTGGGATCGCCGGGCGAGAGCCGGTCCATGATCTCGCGCATGTAGGGCGTGCGCGCAGTCCGGTACTGCCCCGGCTCGGCCGAGGCGCGCGAGGCGAGTTTCCGGTGGCGGTCCGCCCAGCTCGAGACGGTCAGGTCCGGATCGGGACGCAGCCCCCGCGACCAGGCGCGGAACAGCGCGGCGGCGCCATCGAACCCGAAGAGATCGTCATCCAAGCCCGGGTCGAATCTCCGCGAGGCTGTCGAGCTGGGCGCGGACATGGGCCTCCAGAACCTTCTGCATCAGCGCCGCCTCCACCTCGCACGCGTCCCCCAGCGCCGCGGTCAGCTCCGAGGCCATCAGCGCGGCGACACGTGCCGGCCAGGTCACCCACGCGTCGCGTTCGTCGCGCGCGAGCCGGAACATCAGCGTCTCCGCCCGGGCGCGGTCGACCAGTTCCCCCTTCAGCTGCTGGAGCCGGATGCGCCGCTCCTGCGCCTTCAGCACCTCGTTCGCGGTCTTGGCCTGCAGGAAGGTGGTGCCGCCGCCGACGGCCGGCGCGGTCAGTCCCTGTTCACGCAAGGTGTCACCGACGGCGGCGACGGCGGCCTCCGGAACGGGTTTCAGCTTCGGTGCCGGCGTCCTTCGGGTCTTCGACGGGTCCGTCGTCTCGGTCCGCCGCTGGTCGGACGCCGCGGCGTCGATGCTGCCATCCTCGTGCAGGACGAGCCGGCCAGCGGTCTTCGCCTTCTGGATCGCGCCGCGCGACAGCCCGACATGGGCGGCGTACTGGCGCTCGCTCATGCCCTGCATCGCCAGCCCCGATTATCATTCAAAGTCAGGTGCTTATGTCGTTGATAAGCCGGGCGCGTAGAGCGAACGTCCGATCACAAGGACGATGCAACTCACCACGGAGCCACCACGATGACGACCCGCCTGAACCCGATCACCATCCCGCGCCACGAACTCCGCGCCGAGAAGGCGCGCCGGAACAAGGAAGCCGCGCTGAATGCCTTCATCGGCAAGAAGGCCGAGATCGACGAGATGCTCGCCCGGCTGCAGGCGCTGAGCGACGACCATTTCAATTGCCACCCCGACGAGGTGGGCTGGGCCATGGTCGGCACCCTCGAACACTACGCCAGCCTCCTGAAGCGCATCACCGACAGCGCCTTTGGCGAGGGCGAACACGCCCGCTGATCTTCGGCACCGCCGGAACTCCTGCCGCGCTCCCTGCGCGGCTCGGGGTCGTAGGAGGGCCGCGACGGTCGCGGCCCCGAAACCGGAGACCCCAGATGACGAAGCTTTCCGACACTCAGCTCGTGATCCTCAGCGCCGCCGCGCAGCGCGAGGACCGCAACGTCCTGCCGCTCTCTGGCTCGCTCCGCGGCGGCGCCGCCGCCAAGGTGGTCGGCGCGCTGCTCTCCCGCGGGCTGATCGCCGAGACCACAGCCGACAGCCGGACCAAGGCCGACGCCGCGCTCAATCGGATCTGGCGCAACGACGCGGACGGGCGGGCCATCCTCCTGCACATCACGGATGCGGGCCTCGCCGCCATCGGGGTCGAGCCGGAGAGCGGCGACCGCGCGCCCACGGGCGCCGACGAGCCGCCGAGCGCGGAAGACCCGCAGGACGTTCCTGACGAGGCCGATCCCGCGCCCAAAACGCGCGCACCGCGTGCGGGCACGAAGCAAGCGAAGCTGATCGAGATGCTCCGCGCCGATGGCGGCGCGACCATCGACGAGATCGTCGCCGAAACGGGATGGCAGCCGCACACGGTCCGCGGCGCCTTCGCCGGGGCGCTCAAGAAGAAGCTCGGCCTCGAAGTCACCTCGGAAAAGGTCGAGGGCCGCGGCAGGGTCTACAGCCTGCCGCGCGAATGACGCCGCACACCACGACGGACCCGATGCCGCCGTCCCGCATGGGGCGGCGGTATCGTTGGTCGACCCTACAGCGAGTTCCAACTCGGAATTGGCAAACAATCTCCGGTTAGGCTACCCAGACCCGATGAACAGGCGACAGGTATTCACCTCTTGGATCACGATGTCGGGGCGCATCGGCGGCGACAGCCCGGAGGGCGCGCGGTTTCCCTACTGGAGCTTTTCCAAGACAGCGATTGCGATCTGCGCGCTCAAGCTGGCAGACGATCATCTCGTGGACCTCGACGCGCAGCATAAGGAGCATCCCTTCACGCTCCGCCAGCTCCTCGGTCATACCTCCGGCCTGCCCGACTATGGGCCGCTGAAGGACTATCACACCGCGGTAGCACGCGGAGACGAGCCATGGCCTCGCGAGACACTGCTTGAGGCGACCCTGGCTCAGGGCGTGCTTTTCTCGCCAGGCGAAGGGTGGTCCTATTCGAACGTCGGCTACTTGTTCGTCCGCGATCTGATCGAGGAGGCGACGGGCAAGCCGCTCGGCGATGCCATTCGCGATCTGATCTGCAAACCCCTCGGTCTGGCAAGCGTGGAGTTTTGGGACACGCTCGACCAGTCTGCGGCGCTGCATTGGGACGCGGGCGCAGGGTATGACCCGCGATGGGTCTATCACGGCTGCCTGATCGGATCAGCCTCGGACGCATCGCGTCTGCTTCACGCTCTGTTTGCCGGCGATCTGCTCGGATCGAAGCCGTTGGGCGACATGATGGTCCGACGATCTCTGGGCGGTGCCGTTCCCGGGCGTCCCTGGACCGAATGCGGATATGCGCTCGGTCTCATGTCGGGCGCTATGGGGGATGCAGGGCGCGCCATTGGCCACACCGGCGGCGGACCGTTCAGTGTGAACGCCGTCTATCATTTTCCCGATCTTCCCGATCCGATGACCGTTGCTGCTTTCACCGACGCATCGGATCAAGGGGCGGCGGAACTCGCAGCCGCGAACATCGCGCGCGGTCTATGATGGCTCGGCCCGAAAGGGGAGCCTGCGTGCCGATTGGCGATTGATCCGAGTGGATCATACTTCGCGCGCCCTGATCGTTTCGAACAATCGCCGCAGCGCGAAGGACCGCGCGATACTCACCACTGTGAACACCGCGCCCATCTTCAGGTTCTGCGCCAGCGTCGTGTGCAGCCCGAAGACCGGGAAGATCAGGATCTGCGTCATCACGGCGACGCCGTAGCCGACCGCCACGTTGGCGATGGCCTCGACCAGCGACATGGCCCGGCTCTGCTTCATCGCGCACCCTCATCCATCGGCCAGCAGTTGAGCTGCGAGAGTTCGGAGCGCATGCGCCGCGACCAGCGAGACCACGCCGTTGCCACAGAGCCGAAGCCGGTCCACCCGGTGGGCCAGCCCATCAGCGCCTCGACGAACAGCGGGTTCAAGGTCCGGGGCGTGTCGCAGGAACTCGCGCCAGCCGTTGGCGTCACCAGGACCTGGCGGCCAAGCAGCCCGTTCACCGGCGTATTCGCAAGGCTCGTCGCCCCGTCTTTGTGATCCCGCGCCGTCGGGGTCATCCACATCCTCGTCGCATCGCAGAGCGTCGTGCCGTCGTTGCGCGGGCGCGCCGTCTCGCTGCGATTGCTCGTCCGGTTCCGCGTCCCCTTGCTGTCGCTGGCCAGCGGCGTCGGCCAGAGCCGCATCATCTCCGTCCGGTTGCCTCCGCTCGAGCGCGTCCCGGAGCAGGCGCGCGGGGTCGGCCAGGTGGTCTCGCTCGCGATGGGCGAGGATGAAGAGCCGCTCGCGCCTGTGGGGCGCGCCGACTTCCGCCGCAGTGAAGAGGCCCGCCGCAAGGCGGTAGCCCATGCCGACCAGTCCTCCGGCGACTTCGGGGAAGCCGAGGCGGAGATGATGGGCGACGTTCTCGAGGAACACGAAGGGCGGCTCGACCTCGCCGACGATGCGGGAGACATGCGGCCAGAGGTGGCGCGGGTCGTCCGCGCCCCGGCGCTTGCCCGCGACGGAGAACGGCTGGCACGGGTAGCCCGCAGTGACGATGTCCACTCCGCCGCGCCAAGGGCGGCCGTCGAAGGTGGCAACGTCGTCCCAGACAGGCGCCGGATCCAGGGCCGCGTCTTCCATCCGCGCCACGAGGATGGCCGCGGCGTAGGCGTCCCGCTCGACATGACCCACAGTGCGATATCCGGGGCATGCGAGGTGCAGCCCAAGGTCGAGTCCGCCGGCGCCGGAGCAGAGCGAGAGGCGGAAGAGGCACGCGTCGCCGGCTCCGGCAGGCAGACCGGAGGAAGGTAGAGCCACGCCATCCACGTCGTCAGGCCGCGTGGGCCCCCTCGGCCGCGGTCGGGGTCTCGCCCAGCCGCTCGGCCTTCAACTCGACGAAGGTCCTGCCGTCGCCGTCGAGGATCGCGCCGCGGCCGGTCCCGGCCTGCCAGCGCTCCACGGCGACGTCGACATAGGCCGGGCTGATCTCCATCGCGAAGACGCGGCGGCAGTTGGCCTCGCCTGCCATGATCTGTGAACCGGAACCGGAGAACGGCTCGTAGCAGAGCCCGCCGCGGGCGACGTGCTGGCGCATCGGAATACCGAAGGCGTCGAGGGGTTTCGGGGTTGGATGATCAGGGCGCTCGTCCTTGGCGAAGGACGGCATCTCCCAGGTCGAGGGCAGCGTCTGCTCGGCCACCTTCGGCGGACGGTTCGGGCGGCGCCAGCCCATGAAGCAGGGCTCGTGCTTCCAGAGGTAATGCGAGCGGGTCAGAACCCCGCGGTCCTTCACCCAGATGATCTGCTGATGGACGAAGGCGCCGGCCTTCTCCCAGCAGGCCTCGAGCATCGCCTGTCGGCGCGAGGCGTGCCAGCAGTACCAGGCCGCATCCTCGGCAGTGGCTTCCGCAACGGCGGCGGCGATGAAGCCGTCGTAGAGTTCCGCGCCCTGGCTGCTGTCATCCCAGGTGGTGCCGTAGGACTGAGACCAATCCTTGTTCCGCGTCGGATGGTTCGAGCCGTCGTAGTCGACCAGATACGGCGGGTCGGTCGCGAACAGCACCGCTCGCTCGCCATTCATCAGGCGGCGGACGTCTTCATGGCTGGTGCTGTCGCCGCAGAGCAGCCGGTGATCCCCGAGGATCCAGAGATCGCCCGTCCGCGACGCCGGGTTGCGCGGCGGCTCCGGGATGGTCACCGGAGGCACGGAGCCCCCGGCGCCACCCTCTTCTTCACCGCCCCCGTCCGGATCGAAGGCCAGAAGCTTGTCGAGTTCGCCGTCGGAGAAGCCGACCAGCGAAAGGTCGTAGTCGTCCGCGAGCAGGTCCTGCAGTTCCGCCGATAGAGCCGCCTCGTCCCAGCTGCCGAGTTCCGTGAGCTTGTTGTCCGCGATGCGATAGGCCCGGCGCTGCGCTTCGGTCAGGTGGCCCAGCACAATGACCGGCGCCTCGGTCAGCCCGAGCTTTTCGGCCGCCAGCACCCGCCCATGG